CTGCGAAACCTGCTCGCTTAAGAGAGCAGAAGTATTCATAGAGCCCAATGCAGTAAGCATCGAGCTTTGAGTAACCTTGTTCCTCTAACGCCTTAGTTGCTTTTCTTGCCATAGCACAATGCTACCTGTCAAGCAATATGTTATAGATCTCATCGACTCGCGTGTTGAGTCTTTTGATCTCAGACAACAGGTGTGTAATTACATAGCCAGACAAGCCACCGAGTGCTGCAATGGTGGCAAGGTAAAGCGTGAAGAAGTCGCTTTGTGTCACTTCTTAATGCCCATAGAAGGATCATTAGGTGAAAGGTAACGAAGCACCGGTGGAAGGATAGAAGCAATACCAGCTGCGATAAGTGCGTTCGGGTCTGTGACTCCTGCTGCATACATTGAGATTGCTGCTACTAAGAAGGCTCTAGCCCAAGATCCTGCTGCTGTCTTTAGTTCATTCATTATTTGCTCCTAACATAGGTACTTGAAAAAAAGCACCATCATTGTCAGCTTCTTTCTTAAAGCTAACATGCATGTGCTTAGTGTGTTTGTTAGCCCCTGTGTAATTGCGCCACTTCCAGTTAAGGATGTGGGAACAGATTTGTCCATCGTAAATGATGTAACTAATACGCTTGTCTGCTTTTGACTTGGACAAGGTACGAAGCTGATCAGCAAGATCTCCCATGATGTCGGGCTTGCCACTTTTGTGGAGATCTTTGTCCACATCAATGGCACGAACCCAGCCCTGCTCATCTGGATTATGATCTGACTTGCGAGCAGCGTGTCGGGTATCACCGATCCAACCATCCGATGTGCGGTCACGATCTGGGAACGAGTCATCAAACTGCTCTCTTAATTGAATAGCAGCTTTACTCAGGCGTGGTTTCATTTAGTTTCCACACTCCCATTTCATCTTTTGTGTAACCGAACCCGTAAGGGCATGGTTCATAATCTTGTGTCATCCAAGTAGCAGAGCGGCTTCTTCTGCTGTAATGCCAAGCTTTGCTAAAAGAGCTGTCTTTGCTTCGGCTGCATCAATTAACTTTTGCTTTTCAGCTGCATCGATAGCCTGTTGAGCTTGATACGCCTTAAACTCATCGTTGGTCATTTCACGATCAATGACTTCGTTTGTTTCTGCGTTGTGTATGCGAACCATTGGATTAGACATTATTTAACTCCGTAAATGAACATAGTGCCGCCTGAGAAATTGCCAACAACGGCATTAAAGCCAACTTGTGTAATCGCAGATGTGTTTGCCCATCTGTGTGCCGTAAAGGTGATTGCTGGTGTGCTCGTAGAACCATCATAAAGTGCAGAGTGAGCGGTGTAAATCTTAAAAGCGCTCGTGTTTGCGTAATTAGGTATTTCGATCACTAAATTGTTGTTTTGATCACTTGCAGCCACATCAAGATTAATCACTCTTGCTGAACCATTAGAACCCATTGATTGATTGAGGTTAGCACCATACAAGCGAGTCCCAACAAAAGCATAATTTGTTTCTGTAGTATCACCATTTAGATACAATCTGAACGGCTCGGCAGAAGTTTGATAAAAATCTGTGATGTAAATAACCAAAGAATTATATGTGCTTGGAATCGTACTTACAGTAGTTGTTGAACCACTGAGAGCCGTTCCTCCTGTGTTGATAAGTGTCATGCCACCACCGCTTGCAGGTGCAGCCCACTTTAAGCCTGTTGCAGTGGTTGAATCAGCCGTTAGTACAGTGTCGTTCGCTCCTACAGCTAAACGGCTAAAAGCATCCGCGCCTGTACCAGCAATTAAATCTCCTTTAGCATCGATAGCAGTTGCCATTGAGTTAGTGACAGTTACAGTGCCAGAAGTGCCACCGCCTGAGATACCTGTACCAGCAGTAACACCTGTAATGTCACCAGCTGCATCAGTCACCCATGTGAAGTCCATGTCTGTATTCGATGCCTTTGATAACACTTGACCAGTAGTGCCGCCCTTTAGATCGACAAGTGAAGCATCGATCGAGTCGCCTAGTGTCTCTATGGCTACTGCGCCATCTTTGACTAGGTCAGTACTGGTTGGTACTGCCCAACCAAAATTAGGGGTTGTTGTTGCCATTAGGTTAGAGCTCCGATCGCTTTAGACCACTGTAGTGTACCATTTACGCCACTCCAGATGGTGTTAGTTGGAATTACTGTCGCCCATGTCGGGGCTATAAGAGAGAAGTCTGTAGGTGAGACATAAATAGTCGCATCAACAAAAGTTGGTGTTGCTCTCAGAGAGATGCCCTCTACAAAGCCTGAGAAGTACCCCTCGAACATGTTGAAGGGTAGGTTGGTAATAACTACTGGCTCGCCAAAGAAAAGGTTAATAAGGTCGTTTCTGAGGGCATCAGGCATATTAGGATTGTCAAGTCTAAAAGTGATCTGGTCAAGCTGTGTTCTAGGCACTGATCGCAGGGCTAGATCGCGCTCGATGATGTCCTCGATGTCTGCAAGAAAGCGGATGTTGGAATCGAATGTTCTTTGGTAGCGACCATAGGTAATAATAGAAGCATCGTCCGTGGCTGAGTATGTGCTGCCGTAATCATTGCCATAGCGCACAATTTCGCTGTTACGGATCTTGCCAATTTGTAGAATTGACTTAACGCTGGCAGGGGAAGCGTAGTTGCCATCTAATTGGGTTGAACCATTAGCTGCTAAGTAATTGGCGCGGTGATCGGCATCAGCATATGAGATGCGACCCTGCTTGTCCTCGTAGAGAGTGCCAAGTGCGCTGTCTGCTATCTGCTGAACTAAAGTCTGAGTGTTGCGATCTGCTGCTGAGAGATTGTCCATCTCATAGAGACCAGTATCAATTTCACCTAACCCTACATTTTCAGCATTAGCCCATGTAGTAGTTGGATTGTAATTGACCCATTGCAGAGCTGCTGCAACCTCTTGCCACTCGCCTACCAATAAATCTTCAAGAATAATAGCAATCTGTTCGCCATCAAGATTGTGAGCCACAGAATCTGTGTAGATGGCTTTAGGCAATTTAGCCAAAGCACCTACTGCAAGGATTGACCCAAGAGTTACATATCCTATTTCTTCTGGACTTCTGACTGAGGTTGAGAAGTCTGAGACTGTGCCACCGAATACAGGCACATAAGTGCCACCGCTATCTTTGAGCTCTAGAGTTAGGGAATCTGTAACATCGATGTCAAAGAGGGCATTAGTTGAATTAATGATGTCCATGCGGGCATAACCTGCTTGACATTGGCGATCGATGTCAATGCGACCTGTAGTAACACTTACCCCAGTTACATTGGTGTACACAGTCGTGCCGACTGTTATGCGCCACTCTGGAAGCCATGTCATACTGCTAGAAGTCCTGTAGAGCTAGTGCCACGCTGATATGACTGACGGATCACATCTTCTACAGCTCTAGCGATAGCCTCTGGATCACCGACTCCAGTATTAACTGTAATGTTTGTGCCACCTGTGCCACCACCAGAACCGCCTCGGTTCATGTAAGGACTATATCCACCGAAATCACCGACTGAACTCTGGTAAGCAATGAGATCGCGTAGATCTTGAGCATTCTGCATATCTAGTAGATCTGCAAAAGCATTAGCACGAGCTGAGGCTGCATCTGCATATTCAAGAATAGCCTCAATAGATCCGCCTGCTGTTGAGATAGGCGCGATAAAGTCTCCTGCTGGAATGCCTGAACCTAGTGATCCGCTTGTCGGTATCTTTGCTTTACTTTCCGTATTGGCTTTAGAAAGCAAGTCCAGCATCTCTCGGATCTTAGCCAGTGCTGCATCTAAGTTGCCTAGATTGATTAGATCGGCTGGCTTAAGACCTTCAAGGATAGATTTAATATCTTGGAGCTTTACATTCTGACCAGACAGTGCGTTAAAGATTTTGACATCTTCATTAAGTCTCTTGGTTGCAGCAGTGATGGCTGCTTCATCTTTAGCAGCAATAGCATCTTCTAGATCTGACATTGACTTCTTGATGTTTAGGCGAGCCGTGTCATTAGCAATCTGTAATCTTTGAGTGTCTGTTGTGGATCTGGCTAACAGCTCTGCTTGATTCTGTAGAGCTGCTGCATTCTGGATCTTCTCCATGTCAAAGACTTCGTTGCCTTTGTTGAGGGCAAGGTTAGCCTTGTCGATAGCCAGTTTTAATCTTGCTGCCTTTAATGCTGCTATTTCCGTTGCTGTAAGCTTCTTTTTAGCCGCTAAAGTTTTAATAACATACTCAGCCTGTAATCTGGCTAGATCTGTTAAACCTTGTGCCTGTACACCGCTGCCAGCTGGAACCTGACCAGCCTCAGCAAGAAGGCTAAGGTATGAACCAAGAATCGGAATAAGTTGAACATAATCTTCAATACCTGCATTCTTAAACCCGGGAATTTTGTTTAATTGACTAGCTAGTACGCCAATACCGCGAATCACATCTGCAATGTAAATAGCTGTATTTTGCATAGCCGTTGCTAAATTATCTACCGAATCTTGATCGCCTAAATTTTTAAGTGCATCGATTAAACCTGTACCGATAATCTCAGAAGCATTAGCAGATGCAACCGCTAACTTATCTATTGAGCCTTGAAAGGTATTAGCAGACTGTGTTGCTGCTCCCTTAAATGTTGTTTCAAGTTGTCCAATGATATCTTCGAACTTGCCAGCCTTTAGGTCTGCCTTTGAGATACCTACGCCTAGACGAGATAAGGCAGCATTGTTCCCCAGGTATGCACGACTTAACGCTCCTGTAACCGATGCTAAATCCTTGCCAGTTGCAGCACTAATATCTAATGACAAATTAAGTAATCTTTGTGCTTCATTAGTATTCTGTGTGGCTACCGCGAGTGTCTGATATGCAGGACGAAGCTTGTCATCGAGAATGCCGAACTCGCTTTGTAATCTCTGGATGTACTCCTCAGAAGATGCGGCATCTCGACCGAGTCCAACATTCTTAAGAGCTAGGGCTAATTGCTTCTGCGCTTTCTCATCTTCTGCTGCTGCTTTAACGGCAGCCTTGCCATAAGCAAGAATCTGCTGTCCACCAAAAGCCAGACCCAATGCCCCTGCCAATTTCTTGACATTCTTGGTCATCTTGTCTGTTGCTGTTTCGGCTTGCTTAAAGCCTTTCTTGCCAGTGAACTCGG